TATAGCACTGGAGAAAGCAATTTCTACAGCTTCTAAAGCACAATTATTTGAATTTAATGACGAATTTACAAGAGCAAACTTCCGTAATATGGTAGAGCCGTTCTTGAGAGACGTTAAAGGTAGACGTGGCGTTACAGACTTCTCAGTCGTTTGTGATACTACTAATAATACCGGAGCGGTTATTGATGGTAACAGATTCGTGGCAGATATTTTTATCAAGCCAGCAAGATCTATTAACTTCATTACACTAAATTTCATAGCAACAAGAACAGGCGTCGATTTCTCAGAAATCGCCGGCTCATAAGGGGTAATTCACAATGGCAATATTAGGCGTAGACGATTTTAAATCTAAGCTAGTTGGCGGTGGTGCTCGTTCTAACCTTTTCAAGGTTACAATGAACTTCCCTGGCTATGCAAATGGCGATGTAGAACTTACATCATTTATGTGTAAAACAGCTCAATTTCCATCATCAGTGGTAGCACCGATTATGGTTCCATTCAGAGGAAGACAACTTCAGTTAGCTGGAGATAGAACTTTTGAACCTTGGTCCATAACGATTATCAATGATACTGGTTTTGAAGTACGAAATGCTTTTGAAGCATGGAGTAATGGTATTAACGGTCACAATTCTAACACTGGTCTAAGTAATCCTACTGACTATCAAGCAGATGCTATTATAGAGCAACTTGATAAAGAAGGTAATGTTACTAAGACTTACGATTTTAGAGGGCTTTGGCCTTCCAACATCGGTGCTATCGACGTTTCATATGAAACTGCAGATACAATTCAAGAGTTTACTGTTGAATTACAAGTACAGTATTGGGAATCAACTGGAACCACATCTTAATTAGGTTCATAAATATATAAGACGAGGGGAACTTAACGTTTCCCTCTGATTATATCAGGAATATATAGTATGGCAGAATTTTTCGGATTCGAAATTAATAGAAAAGGAAAGGACAAAGAAGTTCCTAAAGTTTCCTTTGTACCAAATACAGAAGAAGACGGCGCAGGTGTTATAACCAGTGGCGGACATTTTGGTGCATATATTGATCAAGATGGCGGCAACGCAAAAAACGAAGTAGAACTTATTTTAAAGTATCGTGACGTGTCAGCTCAACCAGAGGCTGATGCAGCAATCGAAGATATAGTGAATGAAGCAATCGTGGGAGATCATAACGATGTTCCAGTGGATATTGTTTTAGATAAAGTAGACACTTCAGACAAAATAAAAAAATTACTAAAAGGAGAATTTGATCATATACTAGAGTTACTTAACTTCAATAGTTTTGGTCATGATATTTTTAGAAAATGGTACATTGATGGTAGATTACCTTACCACATCATTGTAGATGACAATCTTAAAAATGGTATTAAAGAGCTTCGATACATCGATCCTACCAAATTAAGAAAAGTAAAAGAAATAGAAGAAGAGGAAGATCCTAAAACAGGAGCTAAACTCATTAAGAAACAAACAGAGTTTTTTATATACCAAGACAATGCTCTTGGAAAATATAATCAAGGACTAAAAATACAACCAGATGCTATTGCTTATGCAACATCTGGGATGTTAGATGGTCAAAGAAAAAGAATCTTATCCTATTTACATAAGGCTATTAAGCCGGTAAATCAATTAAGGATGATGGAAGATTCGTTAGTTATATACAGAATATCGCGTGCCCCAGAACGTAGGATATTTTATATTGATGTTGGTAACTTACCTAAGGGTAAAGCCGAAGAGTACCTAAAAGGTATTATGAATCAATATAGAAACAAATTGGTGTATGACGCAAAGACTGGTGATATCAAAGATGATAAAAAGCATATGAGTATGCTTGAAGATTTCTTCTTACCACGTAGAGAAGGTGGAAGAGGAACAGAAATCACCACGCTACCAGGCGGCGAGAATTTAGGACAAATAGATGATATTGTATATTTTCAGAAGAGATTATATAAAGCATTGAACGTTCCTATGAATCGATTAGAACAAGAGGCTCAGTTCTCATTAGGCAGATCTTCCGAGATCACCAGAGATGAGATTAAGTTTAAAAAGTTTATTGATCGATTAAGAAAAAGGTTTTCAGATCTGTTTTTACAGTTACTTAAAACTCAATTACTTCTAAAAGGTATATTGACTGAACAAGATTGGGCACAGTGGAAAGAATCTATTGCGTTTGATTTTATTGAAGACAACTACTTTAGTGAATTAAAAGAGTCAGAGATGTATAAAGAAAGATTTGAAATGTTAAGTTCATTAGATGAATTTATGGGTACTTTCATATCAAAAGAGTGGGTTCAGAAGAATATTCTACGATTCAACGATGATGATATTGAAACTATGCAACAACAAATTGATGATGAAGAGAAAGCAGGGGATCTTGATATGCCAGATCCGGAAGATCCGAGATTTGGGTAATACCAAGAACTTTGTACGTATAAATATATAACACAGGATTAAATAATGGAAGTTACAGATATAATTAAACAAGTGAATGACGGTGACAATGTGAAAGCAAACAAAACGTTTGACACTGTTATGGGAATAAAGCTGAAAGATGCTTTAGACGCTAAAAAAATAGAACTTGCAGGTAGTATGATCGACAGGAAGATTCCAGTTGAAGAACCTACAGAGCAAGAAGCATAATTACGGAGATAACTCATGAAGTTAATTTCAGAGTATACAGATAGTAATATAACAAATTACATTACCGAAGATAAAAAAGGTAATAAAAGCCACGTCATAGAAGGCGTGTTTATGCAGGCCGATAAGAAAAATCGAAATGGCCGTGTATATGAAAAAAAGATTCTAGAATCAGCTGTTAACAAATATGTTAAAGAGCAGGTGATTACTGGTAGAGCGGTTGGTGAGTTAAATCACCCAGAAGGACCGACTATCAACCTGGATAAAGTTTCTCACAAGATTACTGACCTTAAATGGGAAGGAAATAATGTTGTGGGTAAGGCATCAATACTTAATACTCCTATGGGTAATATCGTTAGCGGTTTACTTGAAGGCGGAGTTAAGCTTGGTGTATCAAGTCGTGGTATGGGAAGCCTTGTGCAAAAAAATGGTGCTAGTTACGTGAATGGTGACTTTATGTTATCAACAGTAGATATAGTCCAAGACCCTTCAGCTCCAGAGGCATTTGTCAATGGAATTATGGAAGGTGTGGACTGGATATGGGATAACGGCATATTAAAAGCGCAAGACATTGAATTAATTGAGACTGAAATAAAGACTGCAAAGAATATCAACTCTTCGGATGTTGAGATCAGAGCCTTTAAGAATTTCCTCTCGAAACTTGTAAATAAATAATCCGAGGAGGATAACGACAATGTCAGAAGACGTAAATAACGTTGAAGAACTGTCAATTGATGAGCAAGCTTCTGAAGTAAGCGAAGAGCAACTAAACGATGAAAATCAAGTAATCGAAGATGTTGTTGAAGATGCTAACGAGGAAGTTGTTGAATCAGCAGAAGAAGAGCTAGAAGAAGCTAAAAAGAAAGAGGATGATCTTGAAGAAGATGCTCCAAAATCTGTAGCTACTCCTAAAACTAAAGCTGGTGTAATACAAGCCGCAGTTGATATGTTAAAGTCAGCAAAAAAAGAAGACGCACAAAAACTATTTGCAAAAATGGCAGCGATTTCTGAAGATGAAGTAGACGAAGATAACGACGAAGAAGTTGGAGATGCTGATAAAGCATTGAAAGCATCTTTACCGAAAAAGAAGAATGAATTAAAAGCTAAAGCGAAAGTAGAAGCTCTTGATTTTTCTGATGATCTAGATACTATTATCGCAGAAGAAGCTACATTGAGCGATGGGTTCAAAGAAAAAGCAAGCACAATTGTAGAAGCAGTACTAACAAGTAAATTAGCTGAAACAGTAGAGCGCTTAGAATCTGAATACGTGCAAAACTTAGAAGAAGAAGTTTCTGAGATTCAAGCTTCAATGGTAGAGAAAGTAGATTCATACTTAAACTATGTTGTTGAAAATTGGATGAAAGAAAACGAAGTATCAGTTAGCCAAGGTCTTAGGACTGAGATTGCTGAAGACTTTATGACTTCACTTCAGTCAGTGTTCAAAGAACACTATATTGAGATACCAGAAGGTAAAGAAAACTTGTTAGATGAACTATCTGACCAAGTAGCTGAACTAGAGGAATCTCTAAACAAAACCACAGAAGATAACATCGCACTACACGGAGCTAATCAGTCACATGAGAAAGCTGCTATAGTAAGAGAAGCATCTTCAGGGCTTGCAGAAACCGATGCTGAGAAATTTGCTAAGTTGGTGGAAGATGTAGAATTTGATAACAAAGAAACTTTCGAACAGAAAGTAGCTACTATCAAAGGATCATTTTTCAAAGGCGAAGTAACTGAATCAGTTGACGAAGTAAATAGTATGGCAGGGGAAGATACAGCAGAAATTGTTGAAGTTTCCGAATCCATGGCTAGATACACTCAGGCTATAACTAAATTTAATAAATAATAATCTATAGGGGAAAACATAAATGTTTAACGCAGATTCACAATTAATGGAAAAATGGGGCCCGGTCTTAGACCACGAAGGCGCTCCTGAAATCCAAGACAGATATAAAAAAGCTGTCACAGCAAGGCTTCTTGAAAACCAAGAAATCGCTTTACGTGAAGAACAAGCACAGGCCCAAGGTAACTATATTTCAGAAGCAGCAGCAGCTAATAACATTAGCGGTAGTGCTCCTAACAATATTGGTACTTTTGATCCAGTTCTTATTTCTTTAGTAAGACGAGCCATGCCTAACCTCATCGCTTATGATATCGCTGGCGTTCAGCCAATGACTGGTCCAACAGGACTTATCTTCGCAATGAAATCCAAGTACGCAACACAAGCTGGAACAGAAGCATTCTTTAATGAAGCTGATACAGACTTTTCTGGTACTGGTACTCATCAAGCAGAACCTACTGGATTAGGTGGAGCAACTGATGCTGATTCTGACGGTACTATCGCAGATACAGCAGTAGCTGACATCACTAACACATTCGGTACAGGTCTTACTACAGCAGCAGCAGAAAGATTAGGAGTTGGCGAGTCCGGCGACGGTTCTTTCGGCGAAATGGCTTTCACAATTGAAAAAGCTACAGTAACTGCTAAGTCAAGAGCTTTAAAAGCTGAGTACACAATGGAACTAGCACAAGATCTTAAAGCGATCCACGGTTTAGATGCAGAAGGCGAACTAGCTAACATCTTATCAGCTGAAATCCTAGCGGAAATCAACAGAGAAGTAGTTAGATCAGTTCTTACATCTGCTAAAATCGGAGCTTTACAATCTTCAACAGCCGTATCCGGTATCTTTGATGTCAACACTGACTCAGACGGTAGATGGATGGTTGAGAGATTCAAAGGTCTTATCATGCAACTAGAAAGAGAAGCAAACGTAATTGCTAAAGAAACAAGACGTGGCAAAGGTAACTTTGTACTTTGTTCTTCAGACGTAGCTTCAGCTCTAGCAGCTGCTGGTCTTTTAGACTACACTCCTGCATTAAGTGCAAACTTAAACGTAGATGATACTGGTAATACATTTGCTGGTGTCTTAAACGGCAGAATGAAAGTTTACATAGATCCATATGCGACTGTAGACTTTGCATGTGTTGGTTATAGAGGTTCAAATCCATACGACGCAGGACTATTCTATTGTCCATACGTTCCTTTAACTATGGTTAAAGCAGTTGGTGAGAATGACTTCCAGCCTAGAATGGGATTCAAAACAAGGTACGGCATGATTGCTAATCCTTTTGTAGCTATTGATGGTACTATCGGGACAGCTCGAACTAACCAATACTTCAGAATCTTCAGAATTGACGACATAATGGTGTAAATCATTAGTTAATTCTAATTCTTTAAAAGGGGTACTTCGGTGCCCCTTTTTTTGTATACTAGCTTTTTAAATCATATAAATAATACCATGGCATTAACAACTAATAAGAACTTTCTTAGCCCAGTAGGTTTTGGGTTTAAAATAGATACCACAGAGTTTCCAAATCTGGAATACTTCTGCACGGCAGTTAACTTACCAGGAATTACTTCAGGCGACACACCTTTGCCTTATCGAGGAGTTAATATAGCTATGTCTGGTGATCGTATGTCATTCGAAGATCTTTCTATAAGGTTTAACATAACAGAAAATATGGAAAACTACATAGAAACATTTAATTGGATGCATAATCTAATTCAAAGAAAAGATGCCGATAAGAACTATAAGAATGACGCAACGTTATTGATCTATAGTTCACACAACAACGTCAATCAGGAAATAAAATTCTATGATGTATTCCCAGTACAATTAAGCTCAGTAGAGTTTAACGCCCAGGGTACAGATATAGAATATTTACAAGCGGACTTAGTCCTTAAATATACCTCGTTTGAATTTGCAACCATAGGAGGGGTAACCCAAACTCCACCTAATACAGGATCTAGTTCTAGTGGTGGCGCTGAGGGCGGCGGAGGCGGCGGAGGCGGCGGCGGATACTAGATAGAATAGGGGTTTACTTTTCAGGTAAACTGTGGTATAATAGACATTATGAATAATCTTGAATCAATATTAGAGATGTGGAAGAAAGACAGTGTAATCGATGAGATGAACCTGGATGAATCTTCTAGATCTACAGCAAAACTACACTCCAAATACTTAGAACTATATACTGTCAATCGACTTAAATCCAAGAAATTAGATCTGGAATTAAAAGTTATATTAAGAGATAAGTTTAATCATTACAATGGAAAACTAGACCAAGAGAGTTTAGATCGTCTTGGATGGGATTACGATCCGCTAAATGGATTAACAGTACTTAAATCCGACATGGATAAGTATTACGATGCTGATCCTGTCATACAAGCCCACCAAACAAAAATGAT